AGCTACTTGCAGCGCGCCGCGAGCGCCTTGCAGCTGGTCGTGCGGCCGATGCGTTGTGCGACGAGTGGTACCCGACCCAGCGCGCGGCCTGGGACGATCCCGCGCAGCTCGTATGCTGGCAGGGCGGCAGGCGCATCGGCAAGACCCGCGCGGGCGTGCGCGCGATGATCCGCGACCTCCTGCGCATCCCTGGCGGCCGACAGCTCTACATCAACTCGACCTCGGCGGAGGCGGAGCGAATCGCATGGTGGGGGAACCGGGCCGACGGGTTCGAGCCTCTCATCAACCAGCTTGGCCTCGCCGAGAAGGGCCGCGTCAAGCTGGACCGCGGCGACTTGACCATCAGCTGCCCGGAGCTCGATAGCTGGATTTACCTGCGCGGCGCCGACGACGAGCCCAAGCTGCGGCGCGCGCTCGGCGGCGCCTACCACCGCGTGTGGTGGGACGAGGCGCAGAAGATCCCGAGCAAGCTGGCTCCGAGCATCCAGGAGGTGTTCATGCCGGCCCTGCTTGATTTCAAGGGCAGGTTCACCATGACCGGCACCGCGGTCAGGCAGATGGCCGGGCTGTTCTACGGGGCAAGTCGTCCGGATCTCGAGCGCCGCGCGCCCGGCTGGTCGGTGCACCACAGCAACCTCCTCGAGAACCCCTACTGGGGGCGAACCAAGGGGCGCTACGTCGTGTGGGGAGCGCGAGACGAGATGGTGAGCGGTCCGCACGCTCCCAGCGAGATGCCGGCGGCGGTGGCCGGCGCGCGGTGGCGGATGGGGATGGAAGCACTGCAGACGCTCCTGGGCGGTCCGCTGGTCGCCCCGATGGACTCGCCGATGATGCAGCGCGAGGGATTCGGCCAGTGGGTGCGCGAGGATGCAGCGTTCGTCTACCACGTGCACAAAGTACCCACCGAATCGCTGTTCTATGCGCCGCCGCGGTACCGCGAGGACGGGTTCCCCGACATTCTGCGCGCGCTCGGCGACCTACCATGGGACTGGCGCGAGGGGGTGTTCGCGCTCGGCGCTGACCTGGGCTACTACCCCGATCCGTTCGCCTTCGTGCTGTGGGGCTGGCACACCCACGACAAGCGGCTCTACGAGGTGGCGAGCTGGAAGAAGACGCACCTCGACGCGAACCAACAGGCCGCGGTGCTCCACGCGGTGCGCGCGGTCGTCGCGCTGGCCATCACCGTGGTGGATGCCGGCGGCCCGGCCAAGAGCACGGGGGTCGGCTGGTCGAAGGAGTGGGTCGAGAGGTACCAACTCCCCATCGTCGAGGCCGAGAAGCAGCACAAGCACACGGCCATCGAGGTCCTGAACGGCGACATCGTCACCGGCGGCATCGCGCTGCGCGACGGCGGCGTGCTCTACGAAGAGATGGCCCAGCTCCAATGGCTGACCAAAATCGTCGACGCATGCGGCAAGATGCTCGAGGACCCCACGATGCAGAACCACGCCTGCGACGGCGCGCTCTACGGGCACCGGCACAGCTACCAGTACCGGTGGCGACCCGAGCTCAAGCCGGCGGAGCCCGGGTCGCTCACCGCGCACCTGCGAGAGGAGCAGGCGCTCGAGGATCAGACGTTCGACCCCGACGAGGACTACAGCTAGTGGTACCGTAGCCCATGGCTGACATCGATGACGCAAAGGACCTCGTGCTGTGGGCGCGCAAGCAAGGGGTAGTGCTTGCTCGACTGCGGGTAGGTGCGGTGGAGCTCGAGATCACCGCCATGATTCCAGCGTCAGATCCGCTTCCTTCTGAGGCCGAGGCGAAGCAAGGCCTTTACCAGCAGTTCGGCGGCGAGCTCCTGGCGGCAGTGGAGCAGGAGACGAAGGCCGAGGACGTGTACGACGAAGAGGACTGAATCCGCTTGACTTCTGTGACCCAGGGTTGAATCCTCTACCCGAGTGGCCAGACATACCCAGGGTAAGCGCAATGCCAAGGCGACCCCGGCGATTCGGGCTCGGCGCCCCTCCGAGGAATCAGGCGAGCGCGAGGTGGCAACCAGGTTCTGGATGCTGCCAGAGGGCCAGGACGCCGAGCAGGCGACCATCGCCAACTCGGTCTGGACGTGGATCGACCGGCTCCGCCAGCGTCGACGCATCTCGGGCCTACGCGACATGCTGCACGAGGCCATCTACAAGGGCCGGCCGCTCGGCGCGCTGGGCAACGACGAACAGGCGTGGCTACGCCAGAGCTCGAAGTCGCCGGCGAACCTGAACATCGCTCGGTCCATGGTGGACACGGCAACCGCGCGGCTCACCAAGAGCCGCACCATGCCGGTTATCAGCGCGGATGATGCAGCGTGGAGCGAGAAGCTGTTCGCCAAGCGCGTCAGCCGGGTCATCCGACGGAAGATGGGAGCCGCGAAGATCGAGCGGCTCAAGCCGGACGTGATCAGGGCGATGCTCATCCGCGGCACCGCGGTCTGGAAGGTCGTTCGTAATGGCGGAGACACCGACGTCGATCACGTGCCGCGCTACGAGATCGTGCACGACCCGCGCGAGGCCCGATACGGGATGCCGCGCTGCCTGGCGCACGTCAAGCCCATCCCCAAGAGCGTGCTCTGCGAACAATTCGAACAATTCGAGGAGCAAATCGAGAGCGCTTCCACCTACGAGGCAAGCGACGCGTGGATGGCCTACGCCTACGACGGTCCGGGCTACAACGACCACGTCGAGGTCGCCGACATCTGGCATCTACCCAGCGGTCCGGACGCGGACGACGGATGTCACGTCATCGCGATCCGCGGCCTGGTGCTTCTCCGCGAGGAGTGGAGGCGCCCCCGGTTCCCGCTCGTGTTCTGCCACTGGTCGGCTCCTATCGACGAGATGTGGGGCCAGGGCCTGGTCGAGGACCTCTGCGGCATCCAGGCGCTCGTCAACCGCGTAGCCCAGGATTCGCAAGAAGGCCACTACTGGTCGTCCGCACTCAAGCTGTTCACCGCGCGCACGTCGAACATCAACAAGCACCATCTGAAGGCGCGGCATCCGGTCACCGTCGAGTACGACGGAGCCATGCCTCAGTTCCTCCAGCCCAACCCGCAGGTCGCTCAGGCGTTACAGCTACTCGACTGGTACATCAACCGCGCGTACGAGATCAGCGGAATCGGGCAGATGGCGGCAGCGAGCAAAAACGTGCTCGGCAGCAACGCCAGCGGCAAGGCGATCGACTCGATGGACGACATCCAGAGCGACCGGTTCGCTCACGTCGAGGCTGGATGGAAGGCAGCCATCTGCGATCTCGCCCAGGCGCAGATCGACGAGGCGCGCGCCATGTACAACGAGGCCCACTCCGGAACCGGAGACCTCGCCCCCAAGGAGCTCGCCACCTGGATCCGCGAGACCGACTGGGGGAAGGTCGACATCGACGGCGGCGACTACCACCTGTACATGGAGCCTGAGAATTTCATCCCGGGAACGCGCGGAGGCCGGCTCGAGTACATCGAGTCCCTCAGCAAGAACGGGCTCATCCCTGACCCGTCCGTCGTCGCCGACGGGTTCGACGAGCCAGATCTGCAGCGGATGAACCGGTCCGTGCTCGGACCGCTCCACAACCTGCAGCGGATCATGGAGGGCCTCGCCGACTCGCGCATCCCGCTCTACGACCTGCAGCCTGACGAGCACATGAATCTCTCCCTCGGCCTCCTACTCGCGAAGGGAGAATACAACGAGGCGATGGCGTGCGGTGCCGATGATTCGGAGCTTCAGCGCTACCGCGATTGGATGGAGCTGCTCAAGCGCGAGATGGACATGGCGGCGTCCGGCGCGAGTTCGCCAAGCTTGCCCGGCGCGCAAAGCGTGCAGACCACGACGCAGCCGAACGCGATGACCTTGCAGCCCGGCCTCGGCGCCGGCGGCCCACCGGCACCAGGCATCCCGCCGGGCGGACCGCCCGGGCCGATGCCGCAAGGTCCAATGCCGATGCCTCCAGGGATGCCAGGAGCAATGGCATGAGTAGAGAAAATGGCGTGGTTGACTACGATGAGTGGAGCGATGACGAGACTTGCATCGTTCTCCCGCCCCAACGTGAGCATGGCGTGTATGCCGACCCGGTGATCGAGGACGACATCCCGGGGGCCATGGAGGCAAGACCTTGGCCTCGCCGTCAGGGTCAGCCGACTGGCCCGAACACGCGTCTCGTAGCAAATTTTGATGACCCCGAGCCGGTGATCGTCCATCTCAATGTACTTCCGCGTGGCGGAAGCTCCACGTTCCATGGCGTGAGAGGCCCGTTGTGAGCGACGACAACGACGACTTGGTGGCCACGATCGACGTGGCCGACGACCTGCCCGAAGGCCAGACCTCGGGCGATGACTCAGACCCGAGCGATGCCATCGAAGGCGGCTCCGAGAGCTTCTCGGACGCGCAGGGATCGCGCCGCAGCGGGCGTTCGGTCAGCGACAAGACGCGCCAGCTGTTCGCCAAGGCCGCCGCTGCGCTGAAACCCCAGCTCGGCGACTACGGCGATGGTGACATGGAGCCTGCGCTCGAGGTAGAATCGGACCCGTCGGGGCCCGCAGCGGCATCCGCCGCAGGTCAGCCGGCGGCCCCCTCGCACGCACCCGCGGCGCCGACCGCCCCCGCTGCAGCCCCGGCACCTTCCCTGGACCCTGGCGTGGTCGAGGAGCGCCGCAAGTTAGCCGCGGTCCGCGATGAGCTCGACAAGCGCGCCGCCCAGGTCGAGGAGCAGGCGCGCACCGGCGACATCGCTGCGCTCGGCGACAGGTACTTCACCGACCCCAATGCGGCGGTCGTGGAGCTCCTGAAGAAATGGACCGGGGCCGCGACCGACGACGACGTGAAGGCTGAGGTGGGAGATCTCATCACCAGCCTCTCGCAGATGCTCGGAGTGCCGCTCACGGATGCAACTCGGCAGGCCCTCGAGGGCAAGCGCGTCCTGAAGCAGGCCAAGCGCGAGCTCGCGAAGGTCGGCACCCGCGAACAGCAGATGAACGCTCGAGCGCAAGAGCAGGAGACCCAACGCCAGCGCCAGATGGCAGAGCGGGCGATCGGCCAGGCTCTCGCCACCCCAGAGCACACGTCGGCGTTCCCATGGCTCGCCGCGGAAGAGGACGGCGCCTCGCTCATCGTCGACGTCTACACCCACGTCCTCAAGACCGAGGGCAAGCAAATCCACTGGGTCGAGGCAGCGCGACGGGCCAACGACCACCTGCAGAAGCAAAGCACCGCTTGGCACGACAAGCGGAAGCACCTGTTCACCGCGGCCCCGGCTCAGCCGGCAGCACCTGCGACGAACGCGACGCGAGCACCAGGAGCTGCCCAGGCCATTCGCAGCACGCGCGCCGTCACGAACGCCCAGGCGTCAGCCACGACGACTCCGCCTCCGAGCAATTCCGCTCTGGTTGACGGCAAGTTCTCGATGGAGGCCCACCGAGCTGCGAGCCGGCGCAAGATGCGCGCCGCGTTCGCAACGAGGCCAGCCGACGAGTAATCGGCGCGTGTGACCAGGTCGGCATCCTCGTGATGGAGACCTCAGAATGGCACTCGACCTCACGTCTTTCGACCCAATGCTCAAGGAGCACTACGCTCCTGGAGTCGTGGCCAACCTCGCCTACCAGAAGAACAAGGCGCTGGGTATGGTCAACAAGTCCAACCGGAAGCCCGGTGGCGGTCGCGAATGGGTGCAGCCCATCCAGACCACGCTGCCCGGCGGCGGCGCCTCGGTGTTCGCGACGGCGCTCAACGCGCTGACCGGCACCAACGCATCGCAATACGCCGCATTTCAGGTCAAACGCGCGCGCCACTACCGCATCGGCCGCGTCGACAACGAGACCATCGAAGCGACGGCGGACGGCGACATGGACGCGTTCGAACCGGCCTTCGACGAGTTCGACAAGTTGATGCAGGCCGAAGGAAACTACCTGAATTTCAGGTTTTTCCGCTCGCGCTCGGGCCACATCGGCCGCATGACCAACACGTCGTTCGCGACCACGGTCATGACGCTCGACGATGCGGCTGGCACGTGGGGTCTGGTCAAGAACGACACGGTGATTTTGAGCGCCGGTGCCGGTGATACCATCCAGACCATCAAGACCGGGACGCTCGTCGTCGCCTCGGTTCAGCGCAGCGCCGGAACCATCACGTTCACGGCAAACATCTCGACGGGCATCGCCACCGCGGCGACGAACGACTTCGTATTTTTGAACGGCGATGCCATCACCAACGCGGCGGCCACCAACGGCCTCGCTCCGGCCGGCCTCATCGATTGGTTCCCCGACACCGCACCGACCAGCACGCTGTTTTACAACGTCGACAGGTCGCCCGAGCCCGAGCTCCTGGGCGGCATCCGAGTCGACGGGACCGACTCCCGGCCCATCCACGAGCTCCTCGTCGACATGGTGCAGGAGGTGGACAACATCGGCGGCGAGCCTGACGTCGTGTTCGCGAACCCGCGCGCGCTCGGCTCGCTCACGAAGCAGCTCGAGGGCAAGTGGGTCGTCGACCAGGCGGCCGGCTACGGCGGCAAGAAGATGGCCGACATCGGCTACCGCGGCTGGCAAGTCACGATGGAGGGCCACGAGCTCACCATCTACTCGGACCGGTGCTGCCAGACCAAGCGCGTGTGGATGCTGTCGATGGACACCATCACCATGTTCTCGGCCGGCGCCGCGCCGAACTTCCTGCAGAAGAGGGCCGGCTCGATCATCAAGGTCGCCGAGCTCGCGGATGCCTACGAGTCGAGGGTCGGCGAGTACATGAATTTCAGCTGCAAGGCGCCCGGCTGGAACGTCAACGGACAGCTGGCGTAAGGGGCCACCATGCTCAACCGAGGAGGATGGGATTCGAAGGACTACCCGATGGGGGTCCAATACTACCGGCTGGCGGTTGTCGGCACGGGCGCCTCTGCGCCGGTGGCTCCGACCAACGGGATCATCCCCCCGCTATGGCCGGTCAAGGCCAGCGTCATGAGCACGTTGGCGGCGGAGATCCCGACGCGTTCTGGCGTCGGGGTCTACACCGTTACCGTGGCGGCGCAATGGCGGATGTTCGCCTGGCTATCGGTCGAGACCGAAGTCATGGGCACGGGCGGCCTGTGGGCGCAGGTGTCAGCGCATTCCCCGATCACCGGGGTCATCACGCTGCGAACTTTCGCCGCGGCCGGTGCCGCGACCGACCTGACATCGGCTGACCTGGCAGTCCTGACCATATCCGGTCTCGACACGAGCGTCTACCGGTAGCTATGACGTACACCCGAAGCTTCGCTCAGTTGTCGCTGGCCGTTCAGCAGCTCGGCCAGTGGGAGACCTCGGACGACATCACGCCGGCCGTGCTCCTCCAGGGGATCAACTACGCGTTGCTCGAGGGGTACGACATGATGGTTCAGCGCTGGGCCGACTACTACACGCTCGACGCGACGTTCTCGATCGTCGCCGGCACGGACGTCTACTCGCTGGCGACGATCGCCCCCAGTTTCTACAAGCTGCGCCACCTCGACGTGAGCAGCGATGGGACGCGGTACTTCCGCGCGCACCCATACGACATCGACACGCAACACCAGTTCACCTCGACCGGGAACTCTATGCACCGGGTGCGGTACCGGCTGCAAGGTCCCAACCTCATCCTGGCGCCCAACCATGTCGGCGGCACCGGGAAGGCCTGGTACACCCCGCTGCCCGTGCAGTTCAGCGACGTCAATGACGTCTCGCTGGTTACCTTCGACGTGCCAGCGGAGGAGCGGCTTGTGGTTCATCTTGCGCAGCGCGACATGCTCATCCGTTCCGACCTGTCGACCTCGTCGGTGGACCCGATGATTGAGAGGCTCGGGCAGATGCTCAGGACCGCGGCCGACGCGCGCGACGCGGGCGAGGCGTTCTCGCTCATCGACAACCCGCGCCGTGACGGAGATACGGACCTCGGTCTGGGATGGGATGGGTGGTGGTGATGCCGACCCAGCGCCCCGAGCGCCCGGCGACGCGCCCCCGGCAGATCGCCACCACGAGCGGAGAAGTCACGGCAATCACCATGCGCCAGGTCGTCCAGTCCGCGCAGCGCGCGGCCGACCAGCTGAAGGACCGCGCCGTCATTACGAGCAACCTAGCGGTCGGCGACACCGTAATCACGCACGGGCTCGGCCGCACGCCGACCGGCGTTACCATCACCCCGTCGGTCGCCAGCGCAAGTTGGGCCTGGGCGATGAAGTCGTCAACCCCAACCCAGGTAACCATCACCTGCATCGGCGTGGCGCAACCTGGCGCCGTTTTGGAGGTATTCTGATGAGCCAGCCACCTACCGCGAACATGGGGCTCGTGCTGCCTACCGACCACGGCAGCGTTGACACCTGGGATACCATCTTCGACACGAGCTATCAGCTCATCGACGCGCACGACCACACCACGGGCAAGGGGGTGAAGGTCCCGGTGGCCGCGCTCAACGTCACTTCCGACGTCTCGTGGTCCAGCGGCGGAACTTCGCACGCCATCACCGACTTGGTGGCGATCGACTTCGCCGCAGTGGCGTCATCCGCGGTCACCGCACTCGCCGGCGCGCTCTGGCTCAATTCGGCTGACAGCAACCTGTACTGGCGCACCCCGGGCGGCAGCAACGTCCAGCTCACGGATGGCGCGGCGCTCAACGTGTCCGCGTTCACCGGAGGGATCGGTGGCGATTACGCGGGGGTCGGAGCACTCGTGATATTCGACGACGCCACCGACAGCTACTGGTTTCAGCAGCAGATTGGCGCGGGGGTGCGCCAGTACGCGCGCATGCGGAACGCCGATGTCGACCTCTACGAGTACAAGGCGAATCCAGCTGCTGGTGTCCCGACCAATCGCGTCCGACTCGCGAGCCCGACTTCGTTGGCCGCGAGCTATCAGGTGACCTTCCCGGCCAGTGTGCCAGGCGCCACCGTGGCGTTGCAGATGGGGAGCACGGGCGTGCTCACGGCGAGCAACGCATTTACCGGTGGGGTGACAATTTCTGGCGGGGCAGCGCTGGACTCGACGAGCTCATTTACGCATGGCCAGGTATGGCCGATGCAGATCCAGGCATCTGCGTTCGCCGCGAGCGCCAACCCAGGATCCGTCGGCACGTATCAGCAGATGACCAGCAACGCCGGGTTTGGCCACGTGGCCAGATCTATTGCGAACTCGGCATCGATCCACGCAAGTCTCACCGGTTTGCGGAGCGGAGACCGTATTGTGCAGGTCAACGTCAACGTGTGCACCGGATCTGGAATCACGACGATTCCGCAAGTCAGCATAACCATCGTCCGGGACAAGACCGGGACGGGCACGCTGAGCGTGATATCCGCTACCATCGCCTCCCCGGGCTCCAACGAAGCCATCGTTACCGCGTCGGGCGCATATACCGTCGCGACAAATGACAACCTGTACCTGGAGGTCCTGGCGTCGGCGACTGCCATCAACCTATTCGTAATCGGGGCGACCGTGTTCGTCGATCACCCATGATGGCGATCGACCCCAAAAATCTAGAGCCCGCACATCCCGAGGCTGCGCTGCAGGTTCCCGTGGATCGCCGCGGCCTGCACCCCGATCACTCCAGCCGGGACGATCGATTTGTGTCGATCGGGGGTGACGAGCCACACCAGAGAATTGATGGCGATCGCCCCAACGAAGTACCCGGCCACCGTGGCCTGATCCGGGTGCGACCCCATCACCGGGTTCTGCTCGAACTGGCCTTTCCACCCCTCTCGTGCTGCGCGCATCGTCTGCCCGGCATCGCATGCGAGCGCGAGCGTGCTCGCAACCAACGCCGCACGGTTGACGTGGATGTTGGCGCATCCGGCCGCCAGGGCGACGAGAACGATGAGTTTGGCCATGCGGCATGTATGCGCCCGCGTATTGACTCGGTCAATGGAGCATTTTGATGCCCCTCGATGGCAAGGCCCCGCTACCCATACAATTCCAGGGTGGCATCGATACGCGGACGGACGCGAAGCAGGTCCCAGTCACCCAACTTCTCGACCTGCAGAACTGCGTGTTTACCAAGCAGACCACGCTCAGCAAGCGGACCGGATATCGCGCCCTCAGCACGCAGGTCCAGAGCGGCGGTGGCGACATCACGAACGCGCGCGGGCTCGCGGAACGCGATGGTGAGGTGCTACTTTTCACCGACAAGCGCTGTTATAGCTATCGGCCGAGCTTCGATCGCTGGGCCGATTCCGGAGAGGTAGCGGCAACCACGGCGACCACCGCGCCGATCGCCAGGACGGGGTCCTACCAGAGCCAGCCGGACATGGCGACGCGTCATGGCGTGAGCGTGGTCGCCTGGGACGACTCGCGCGGCGGTATCCGGTGCTCCGTGCTCGAGACGTCCACCGGTCGCGTGCTGCAGAGCCAGGCCATCCTCGATGGATCGACGTCGGCGCGCAACACGTCCTGCGTGGCCGTGGGAGATGTTCTCCATGTGCTGTGGACTCGAGAGGACCTTGGGCAAATCTTCGTTGCGGTGATCAACCCGTCGACTCCGGCATCGACTCCGGTTGTCCGCGTGCTGACCAGCGACCTGGATGGGACCAACCCTAAGTATGACGTCGAGCCAGCGCCCAATGCGCCATTCGGCGTATTCGATGTGCGACCAGCGGTTATCGCCTGGGCGCGAGCCGGCGGCGGATTCCGGGTCGGCTACATTGCTCCGTTCGGGGCCCTCGGTCCTGCGACCGGGCTTCCATCGGTTGCGACCTTTGCCGATACCATCACCGGTCCGATCGCCGTAACGTATGATGGCAGTGGGCTGTCGATCGCGGTGGTGTGGGTCAATGGGCTCGTGGCTTCAGCCCGGTTCCTGACGCCGGCCTCGTTGGTCGTCAGTTCGCGTCTCGTGGCCGCGCTCGGAGCAAATGCAGGAGCGGCGACCTACCTGCGCATCACCGCGTGCTTCGGGGCGAACGGCTCCGATGGTCTCCCCTTGCTCTACTGGGCGGCCGAGCGGACCGCGACCCGAACCGACCTGGCCGACATCGACAGCGGGGTCGCGCTTCAGAGTCTGACGACGTCGGACGTCAGCTTCACGCGACTCAAGGGACACGGTCTGGTCTCGCGAGCCTGGCACGACGGCTCGACGCTGGCCCCCTCGACGGCGCAGAACGGTGATGTCTACGTGCTCGTCGCGCACACCTCGCGGTTCTTTCCCTACCTAGCCGCGCTGCGGCTCTCTGACGACAGCGGCATCGCGACGCCAGGCAACAGCATCATGGCGCGGCTCCTCCCCGGCACGTGCTCCGGGTCGATCCTGCGCGCTACGGGGTCCGGCACGAGGGCGTTGACGGCGCACCTTCCTTCGGTCATGGCCGTTGACGTCGCCGAGACGGACCTGTTCTCTCGCACACATGCGGTCCCGGTCGGGTATCGCCTGCAGCTGAGCTCGCAACTCGGGGATCAATTTTCCGAGCAAGGAATCAAGCTCGCTACCATCAATTTCGACGTGGCGTACCATACCATCCAGTTCGGGCGGGGGCTCTACCTCGCCAGCTCGGCTCCGATGCATTATGACGGCGCCGACTGGCATGAGGCTGACTTCCATTGCGCACCTGACTACGGATTCGACGCGACCGGGGCATCGGTCGCGCTTACTGGTATCATCACGAGCGGAGGCGCTGGCGCGATTCCGAACGGGACCTACGCCTACGCCTACTGGTACGAGGCGGTCGATGCGCAGGGAGAACTGCACCGCGGCCCCGTGAGCGTCAAGGTGCTGGTTACCGCGAGCGGCGGACCTTCGCAGCTCTCGCATGCAATCCCGACCTGCAGGCTCACCAGGTTCGGTAACGTGCGCATCTGCGTCGCGCGGACCGCGCAAGGGGCAACCGGGTCAGACACCACGCTCCCGCTGTACAGGGTGACCAGCAACGACGTCACGGTGACCACCGGCGCGAATCGCTACGTCAACAATGACCCCACCGTCGACACGGTGACGTTCCTCGACAACCTGACCGATGCGCAGCTTGTCGCGCGCGAGCCGCTCTACACGAACGGCGGAATTTTGAGCAACGCACCCTCGTCGTGGGGCGGCGGCATGCTGGCGGTGAGTAAGGGACGTCTGTTCTGGGATGACTCAAGCGACCCGCTGGTCGTCAATTACTCGCAGCAACGGGCCGATGACACCGCGATCGAAGCCCCCATCGACCTCTCGTTGCAGGTCGACCCGCTTGGTGGCGGGGTCACCGCGCTGGCCGCGCTCGATGACACCGTGCTGGTGTTCAAGCGGACGTCGATTTACGTGTTCGGGGGGCCTGGACCCCTGGCCGACCCGACGGCGTCGCCAGAGGTCAACGCGTTCACCCCGGCCGAGCTCGTCACGAGCGACGTCGGTTGCACTTCGCCGACCAGCATCTGCGCGACCCCCGTGGGAATAACCTTCCAAAGCGCCAAGGGGATCATGATGCTCACGCGCGATCGGCAGATCGCCAACATCGGCAACCCGGCCGAAGCCTACGACGGCCAGGTCGTATCGCGGGCAACTTTGATGCCGACGAACCAGCGAATCCTGTACCTTACAGCCGAGGGCCGCACCCTGCTGTGGGATTACAACCGGAACCAGTGGTCGACCTACACCAACCACACCGGGATCGATGCGGTGGTGGTTGGTGGGCTCTACTACTACCTGCGTACCGATTCGCGCGTGTTCGTTGAGACTCCTGGGTTGTATCGCGACGACAACAGTCGCATCCCGATCGTCATCGAGACCGCCCACATTCACTTCGCTCAGTACCTGCAGGGCTGGCAGAAGGTGCTTTACGCCTACTTCCTGGGGTCGTTCAAGAGCCCGCACCAGCTCAGCCTCCGCTACCGGATCGACTACAACGACGCATGGTCTCCGGCGCTCATCGCCAACGTGAACGCCGACTGGACCCCCTCGCTCTACGGCGCCGGGCCCTACGGCGTAGGGGCTTACGGCGGCGCCGGAGGAGGCGGGGCCAGGTACCAGCGCCGGTTCCACCTCAACCGCCGGTGTCAGGCCATCGCGTTTCGGATCGAGGACCTCGAGGCCACCGGGGATGCCGGGCCGAGCTTCGAGTTGAGCGAATTGCTCTTGATCGGCGGTGGAATCGGCGCAGACTTCAAGGTCGGCGCAGCAAGGAGCGGATAACGATGAGTTTTCTCGGATTCGATACCGGCGACGTCGAGAGGTTCTTCGACCCCGGCAACTTCGCTCATACGGCGAAGAACAATGCCCCGAATCAGTTCGGTAATAACGATCAGTTTCAGGCGCTTCTGCGCGGCGGGCAAGGTGACCCGAACGCCGCCTACTGGTCGCAAGACATCACACATAACCAGGCCCCACAGGTCCAGGGCGCTCAGCTTCAGCTCGGGGCCGACCCATTCCGGCAGGGCCAGCTCGCGCAGATGGGGCAACTTCAGGGAATCGCGAGCGGCCAACAGCAGGGGGCCGGAGAGCTCGCTGCGCAGCGGCAGATCGCCAACGCGGTAGCCGCACAGCAGGCCCAGGCGCGCATGGCGCGCGGCGGAAACGCCGCCCTATCCGCGCGCAACGCAGCCAACCAATCGGCGGCGCTTGGGCTGTCCGGGGTAGGGATGGGCCAGCAGGCCGCGATGTCCGACCAGCAGTTGGCGCAGGGCCAGTTGGCAGGCGTCGCCGGGGCCGGGCGTCAGGGTGATATCGGGGTCGCCCAGCAGAACGCCGGGCTTGCGCAGGGCGCGAACCTGGCGAATCAGCAGGCCCAGATGGGGACGAACCAGCTCAACAGCGGCAACTACCTGCAAACGATGGGGATGTTGAACACGCGCGACATCGCCAAATACAACGCCGATCTGGGCATCGGAGCCCAGCAGAACCAGGCAGATGCGGCGAAGGCCGGCGGGTTGCTCGCCGGCATCGGCGCGATCTTCAGCGACGAGAGGCTCAAGACCGACGTGGTCGACGCTGACGCAGACATCGACGAGATGCTCGACGCGCTGGCGCCCAAGAGCGGGAAGTACAAGGACGCCAAGTACGGTGAAGGTGAGTGGAACTGGGTCATGGCTCAGGACATGGAGCGCTCGCGCGCCGGCCGGCGCGTCGTCCGGGAGGGCCCCGGGGGAGCCAAAATGCTCGACAAGGACAAGACTATCAGCACGCTCCTTGCCAGCGCCGCGAGACTCAACAAGCGCGTCCGCAAGCTCGAGGGCGAGACGCGCTGATGCCTGACCCGCAGCTCCCCCCGGAGGTGCTGGCGTGGCCCGGGTTCGCCGGGTCCCCGCCGGTCGATTCGTCGCTCGCCGGAAGCGGAGCGGCGCCGCCGGCTCAGCCCCATGGCCCGCAGTCATTCCTCTCCCCCGAGGTGCTCCAGGCGCTCGGCTGGCAGGATCCGCCCCCCGCCGCCCCGTCTCCGATTGTCGCGCCTCAGCCCGGACCGGGGACGCGAGACGATTACCACGTGCCGGTCAGCGCGTTCAAGCCACAGCCCACGGCCTCCCCCCCCCCAGCACCTGCCCCGCCCACCAAGGTGCAGGACCCGCTGCAGCAGATCCAGCAGGGCAGCAATGCCCAGCAGGCCGCGGTCGGGGGACAGGCGCAGGTTGCGCGTGCGCAAGGGGGGATTGAAGCGGCGAAGTCCGGAGAGGAAGCCGCCATCCTGCAGAAGCAGGCGGACGACCAGGCGGCATGGGAAAAGGACATGGCGGCGCGGCAGGCAGAGCAGGCCGCGACTCGCGCCAAATACCAGACCGCCGTCGACCAGGCAGTCAAGACCGAGGCCGACTACAAGGTAGACCCGAACAGGTACTACCACAACATTTCGACCGGGAAGAAGATCGGCAACGCGATCGCCATCGTCCTGTCCAGCGTGGGGCAGGCAATGATGGGAAACCATGGCCCGAACGTCGCGCTCGAGATGATCCAGCAGGCCGCCAAAGAGGATACCGACGCCCAGATTCGCGAGCAGGAGCACCTCGGAAAGCAGATCGGCCTCCGCCAGGGCGCACTCAAGAATTACATGGACATGACCGGCGATGCGAACCAAGCCGCCAGCCTCATGCAGGCGCAGCATCTGACCACCGCAGCCTCCCAACTTCGCGCGACCGCAGCGAAATACGCCAGTCCTCAGGCAAAGCTCAACGCCGAGCAGACCGCACTCGGTCTCGAGGCGCAAGCCGGCGCGCTGAAGTCGAGCGTCGCCGAGAAGTTGAGCGACACCGCCATCAAGAAGCAGGAGGTCGCGAACCAGGGTTACGGTCTGTCGCTGCAGAAGCGCGGTCAGGACATCCAGGCACGCCAGTTCGACAAGACCTTCGCGTTCGATCAGAAGAAGGAGATGGACGCGCTCGCAGAGAAGTACGCGGCCCTCGACCAAAAAGACAAGGCGGCCAAGGCGAAGCAGATCGGCGACGAGGGCGTATTCAACCCGGCGACGGGCGACGGGCTCTACACCTCCAGGGGCAAGCAGATGGTCGCCCAAGCGGACCAACTCGAGGCCGCCGCGCGCACGACCGGAGACCAGGCCCAGGCGCAGCAACTTGCCCAGCAGGCGAAGGAGCTTCGCGACACCGCCAAGAGTACCGAGGTCGCCGTCATCGGCGACAAGGAAGCGCGGCGCGACGTCCAGAAGCAGCTCGCCTATGCGCAGCAGGTCGTCGACGTGGGGGCGCAGCTCAAGCAGTTCTTGAACTCCGACCCCTCAAGTTGGGACCGCGATGCTTGGGCAACGGCGAAGACTCGATATGGGGCGGTAGTCGCCGACTACATCAAGTCGCTGGGCGCCAACGCAAGTTCTCGCGAATTCGACGCCATCACAGAGCACGTGTTAAATTTTGATCCGGACAGCATCAAGAGCCGGCTTTTCAGCAAGGCCCCTGCTGCGAGTTCCCTCGATGCCCTCGATGCCATCGTGAAGGGCGGCGTCGATGCCACGCTCAAGATCCACGGCATCAAGGACGGATGGGTGCCGCGCGCGCCCAGCGAGATGCCGGAGACGTCGTTCGGCGGGCAGACCGCGACGGAAGTTGGCGCCAGTGCAGCGCCTTTGGGACTCGCGAAGACGGACCTCTACCTCTCGCATCCGATCGCCGGCCGAGAAGCGTTCATTCAGGCCCCGCAGGAGCTCGCTCGGACCGCGGCCGAACAGCGCACCAACGCGGCCGGCAAGTCGAGCAACTACGGACTGGCGCCGACCGACGATGACGCCGCCCGTGCGCTCATCACCAGAGCCAAGGGCTCAAGCGACGAGGAGCGCGCTCGCATCGTCGACACGCTCGCGCAACCCATGCTCAAGGGCAAGCCGTTCGATCCCAACGACCCGGACGCCTCGCCCTTCGGGGCGCGACCGTCGCTCGGAGCCGGAATCATCCACCTCATCCGCGACGAGGACCCCAAGCTCTACAAGGAGGTGCTGGCCAAACTCCCCCAATACCAGGCCAAGGCGATCGCGCAGTTCGATGACATCTTCGACGCGACCGGCAAGGTGAGGAAGGCGAAGTAGTGCCCGTTCTTCGTCACCCAGGAACCGGAGAAGTCATCAATGTCCCCGAGGGCGAGGTCGGCCACGCCGTCATCCAAGGCTATCAGCCGGTAAGCCTGCAGGAGGCTGCTCAGACCACCGCGGCGGCGGCGCCGAGTGACCAGAGCGGCATTGTCGGCGGCATCAACTCGCTCGCCACCGGCGCGCTGTCCGGGCTCACGCTCGGCGCATCCGACGTGGCGCTCGCCGGGCTGCTTGACCCGGGCCAGCTTGAGCGGCTCAGCTCGGCGCGCTCGCAACACGGCACCCTGGGAACCGCCGGGCAGATCGCAGGCGCGATAGCCCCGTCGCTCCTGGGAGCCGCTCCTGGCTCGTTGCTCGCGCGCTCCCCCGCCGGGATCGCGAGCCGAATCGGCAGCGGCCTTGCCGACCTGGGGGAGGGGGCCAGCACGGTAGCGCGCATCGGCGCCCACGTCGCCAGCGGCGCCGCAGAGGGAGCGCTGCAAAACGCCGGCGCCTACGTGGCGGACGTGGCACTTGGCGACCGGGACCTCTCTGCCGATGCGTTCGTCGGCGCGATGGGACAGGGGGCGCTGTGGGGCGGAGCCGGGTCGGGCGCGTTGGCGCTGTCCGGAGAGGCCCTGGCGAAGGCGCGCGGGCTGCTCGGCGGCGCCCCGCGCGATTTGCCGGCCCGCAAGTTGTTCCCCTCGCAGGAGGTCACCCCGCAGGCCGTCGAGGAGGCTCACGCAGCCGCGTCCAAGGAGCTTGGTGCGGCGCTGGATGACGGTGACACGCTCATGCAGCGCGCCCAGCAAACCATCGTCGACCAGCGCAACTTGGCGTTGGCCACTGACCCGGCGTTCGCGCAGCGCGCCGCCGAGCTCTCCGCGACCCCGACGCATGATGTAGAGCTTGAAGGCCTCCTGGGCAACCTGAAGGCGCCGCAAGTCAGCCCCGAAGGGGCCAGCCTGGGCCGCTTCGACCCGGAGCTCGAGACGCTCCTGCATGGGCTCGATGTCCCAGATGTCGGGGAAATCGGCGGGCGTATCGATAAGCGACCGCCGATCGACACCAAGGTAATCGGCGGTCCATCACCGGCCAACCCGGCTAACGCCATGAACGATGCGCTTGATGCTCGCGCGCGAGAGCTCAACAGCACGCGTGTCGGTAAGCGCAAGATCGACAACGCCAATACGCCGTCGACATCAGCCGGGCCGCTTTCGGATACCGAGGGCGAGGCCTTCAAAAAGGCGTTTGGGCACGCGATGAGCCGCCAGCAATTCGACAGCGCCATGTACTACTCGAAGGGGGGTGACGAGGTCATCAACGGAGCGCTTCGCGCCGGCAAGAACCTCGAGGGGGCCGATGCCCGTGCTTTGGCTCAGCTCGACAGCATGATGCGGATGCCTGAGGCGGGAATCCCGCGAGACACGACGCTGTACCGTGGGCTGTCCGGTAAATGGGCAAAGGAGCGATTCTCCGAGCTCAAGCCAGGTGACGTGTACGATGACCCAGCGTTCACTTCGACGTCGCATGACGCGAACTCGAAAGTTCGCAACGAGGACGTGGTGATAAACATCGCTACTCCTGCGGGTTCGGCCGGCGCTCCGATTCCGAGCAAGTTCAGCTCGGAAGTCGAGACGCTTCTCCCACGGGGGTCGCGATTCCGCGTCGACAGCAACGAAATGAAGCCGCAGCTCCCGACGGCGACTCGCTGGAGAGGCGCGAAGTCTCACGTGGTTCACGGTGACAAGTCAATTACGATCACGTTCGAGAACGGGACGTCTCATACATATCCTCCATATCGTGAGGTGCATGTCACGTTACTGCCCGGTGAGTTCACTCCCGACCTGTTAGTCAAGCGTGGGTCGGTTACCCTGGAGTCGCCTATTGACAAGCTCTCCAGGCGCCAGCTGTCGGAGCATCAAGACCTGCTCAGCGCCAAATTCGACGAGCTCACTTCCGGGACACCTGAGTATGAGCAGGCATCCAAGCGATGGGACCGAGCTGTGAAGCGTCTCATCGACATGGAAGACGGTAAGATTGCTGACGTACCTGACTACGTTGATGAGAAGCCACCGTCTCCCGAAGCTCCGACGTCACGCCCCGACGGCGGGCATGGAGGCGACCTCCTATCGCAGCTACAAGGGACGAAGTCTGCCCTGGACCAAGGTCAGGAGCTCGGCGCGATGGGCGGAATGCGACCGCGGGCACGCGGTCCCGACCCGGTCGAGGCCGAACTGGCTGCGCGCAACCCAACCGTAGCCAAGCTGCGCGCTGCGGTCGGGGAGCTGCGCGAGGCGCGCTCAGATCTCCAGGGGCTCCTGAACAGGACCGATCCGCGCGAGTACGCCGCCCGACTCCGCCGCGAAGGCCCTGGCTGGCGCGAGTCGGTACCGGCCGGCGAGGGTAACGCGCTCGGAGCGCGTGGCCGGCAGATCGAATGGCACGGCAGCGAACTCGAACGCAACAGCGCAGAGTTCCGCATCAACAACAAGGTGAAGCCAGAGGAGCGGGTGGCGGCTGGTCAGGCGGTAGATGAGATGATGTCCCGTCGCGCGATGACTCCTGATGAGCGGATCGCCGACGCGCTCAAACAGCGCCCTGATAACGTCGCCGCGGATATCGACGAGGCATCGCGCGTCATCGGCCGGTACGAGTCCGCACATGCCGGGCTGGCCGAGCTCGCGCAGGCGCTGGGGATCCAGGTCCCATCCGGCGCCGCCGCGCGCGCGGAGGGGTTCCGCGCGGCGCAGTCCCATGCGGAGCAGGCCACGCAGCAGGCCACCGCGCTCGGTGCCGACCAGCTCACCAAGGCATCCGGCCACGCAATGCTCGGCGGGGAAACCCCGGTTGCGCGCGCCGCCGCCGACAAGACGGTGAGGGATCCGACCATAGGGCGCCAGGTTCGCGAGGAGTTCGCCCGCGGAGACAAGACCGTGCGCGAGCCTGGACTTCGCGACGAGATCGGCGCCAAGCACGCGGCGAATCTGGCTGGCGCATCGACCGGTACCACATCGCGATCCGGTCACCTGGCGGACGCAGGGACCATCTACGAGGCCCTGCGGATGATGGGCGTCCCACTCCCAGATCCTCACGACATCCCGGTAATCGGCCCCTTGTTGAGCGTCTACCTACGAGCCCGAGTCATCGGAAAGACCTTCGGCCGGTTCGGCGGCCGGATCGCCGAGACCGCTGAGACGACCATCGCCAGAAAGGCGGCGGAGACCAAGCAACGGGTGTTCGCCGCCGTGGACGGCATCCTCCACGGTTCGAGCAAGGCTGCGACCGCAGCATCCCCCGCGGCGGGCGGCGCAGCGGCGATCCTGGCGCACCGGCTGTTCGATGGCTCGCACCCGGGTTCCATCGGCAAGGTCGACCGTGACACGAAAGATATCGCCGAGTTGTATCAGCGTCGCAGCGCCGAGCTCGCCGATGCCGCACAGCCAGGCGCGATCCGCCAGGCCGTGCAGGCGCGCATCCGCGCCGCTGACCCGACCATCGTCAACGCGATCGCCGACGGGTTCGAGCGCCAAGTCCAGTTCCTCCTCGACAAGATGCCCAAGCCGCTCGAGGCCCCCGGCATCCTCCCTGGGAGCACGGCGTACACGCCAAACCGTGGCGAGATGACGAAGTTCGCCCGCTACGTGCAGGCCGCGACGGATCCGGCAACCGTACTCGAACAGGTCGCCTCCGGAGGCGTGGTCACACCTCAGGCCGCAGAGGCGCTGAAGGTCGTCTACCCGTCGCTGTTCGCGGCGGCGCAGAAGCGCCTACTTGAGCAGGCTTCCGATGTCGATCACCCGGTCCCGTATGGGCGCCGGGAGCAAGCCAGCTTGCTGTTCGACGTCCCGCTCGATTCGACGATGACTCCATCCTACGCAGCCTGGGCCCAGCAGGGCTACGCTCCGCCGCAACCTCCTCCATCCGCCTCAGGCGCGACCCTGCGCGCACCGACCACGATCGCCAAGATGACTCAAGGAGCTCGCCCATGAACTACGCTCACCCCACCGGCCTGGAACTCCCCGCCTTTATTCTGACCTCCGGGACCAAGGTCGAGCCACGCATCGGCGACCCGGCACAGAAGGGCGTCACATTGGCGTCCGGCACGACCTACGTGTTTGCGCTCGGCGGTGAATCCGCTCCGCTCGAGAGCATCCACATCGTGTGGGATGCTGCGATCGTCGTGGTCCTCACCATCGAGGACAGCAACATGCCAAGCGGGCTCGGCGGTCCGGGCGGCGTCGCCGATGTGAGCAACTTCGACAGCGGCGCAGGGAACTGGATCCAGGAGAACCCGACCACGGCGTACGTCGCAATCTCGGCCGGCGCGACCGCGACCAACTTGACCGTGACCACCGCGGGAACCACCGCTGGCGGCGCGATGATCCACCTGGGAAACTTTGGCAGTCGCAGGAGTCGCCTCAAGGCGGTCGTCGGCGGCACCGGAGGCGTGATCCGAGTCATGCCACACGGGAAGGCATGATTGGCCCCCGAGTCGGCCCGGTCGCCGGGATGCGCGCCGGTAACGCAGTGGGCGTGTCGTCCGACCAGATCGCCGCGCCAGGCGGGTCTCTGGCGGCCGTAACGCGCGATGCCACGTCAGGGAAATACGTCCCGGCGTCGCTCAGCGAGTGGAACCAGGTCATGGCCGTCGCCGGGATCGGGAGTGGCGGTCCCGGCCTGCTCTGGCTCTGTCAGGACGCCAGCGGAAACCTGGCTGACTCCATCGACTCGCTGCCAGGAACGGTGTCTGGAACCCCCATCCTGTACCAGCAACCCATCACCGGATGGTCGAGGCTTGGGGTCACGGGCGCGGATGCCGGGACAGCCATCGCTGACAGTTCATCTGCGAGTCTACCTGACCCGGCGACTGCAGCCACGTTGATCATCAGCTACGCGATCATCGTCACCGCCCCAGTTGCGATCCGCAACATCGACGTCATGGGGACCGCGAACATAGGCACCACACGCGTCAGCACAACACCGCGATTCCAGGCAGTAAGCGGCGGATCGGTGGTGACCGGAACCTTGGACCCCACCGGTGCGGTCCGACCGTTCGTGTATATCGACGACCCGATTGCTGCACGATGCGCGGCGTACACAGACCAGGAAAAACTCGTACCAACTCGTGCGGCCACGACCGGGAAGAGGTCGAGGTTCAATTTCGGATTCGTCGGGTCGCTGCTCTACCGTACCCAGTTCAATGGAGCGGCGGCCCAGCTGACCGACGCGCAAATCAAGACCCTCCTGCAAACTCTCGGCTGGACTATCCCATGGACCTGATAGGATCCGCACATGTCAGTTGACGTACACGATTTCGGAGCGGTCGGTGACGGAGTTACCGATGATCGTCTCGCCTTCCAGTCCGCCCTCACCGCGGGCGCCGGTGGCATCGTATGGGTTCCGTCCGGAACCTATGCCCTTGCCCAGGGCGCCGGGGCATTTTGCTTGAGCATCCCGGCCAACACGCAGCTGGTCGGACACGGCGCCGTGGGTGCGTCCGTTCTCCTGCAGGCTCCGGGGATCGGAGCCAACGTGCGCACGCTGCAGGCTTCCGCGCCGGGGATCGTCATCGCCAATCTCACATTGGACGGAAACACCCAGAATCAGACGCCAGACGAGCACCGGGCCGGGGTGTTCGCGCTGGGAGCGGTGGGCATCGAAATCCGCGACGTCGTAGCGCGCAACTTCACCGGCGACGGCCTGTACATCAGCATCGGCTCCCACAACGCCCAGATCTTGCGCTGCACGGCCACCGCCAACCTCCGCAACGGGCTGACCTTCGGGGGCGGCACCACGGGCGGTAGGGTGAGCGCATGCCGCCTGTTCGGGAATGCGGTCCAGCAGCTCGACACCGAGCCCGGACCGGGGTTCCGCGTCGATGGAGTCGAAGTCGCGGAGTGTACCATCGGAACTGGCCAGGGGGACTACGCGATGACCGTGGCCGGTAGCGGATCCGGCTGGCGCTCAACCGGTTGGGACATCCACCACAACGAGTTCGATGGGTCACTTGAGATGGTCTGGTGCGACAACATCTCGGTCCACCATAACAAGAGCATCAACAGCACCAACAAGCCGACGATCCAGGTCTACCGGACGTGCAATAGGATTGACATCCGCCACAACGATTTGGCGCTCTCTCCCATCCCAGGGGGAGCCACGCCAGCTGATTCCGTGGTAGCGATCATCGGGACCGGGGCCGGCCAGCAACCTGACTGGGTCGTCGTGGAGTGCAACCGCATCACGTCGGGAGTAGGCCCAGCGCATGGAGTCCATGCAACGTGCGTCGGCACCATCATGGTGGTCGACAACTTGATCATCGGAGCGGCCGTCGAGGACCTCTACGCCTCGGGCGTCTACGCGCGCACGACCGTCGACGGAGCGCCATTCGGGTCGGTGGTCGTTCACCGCAACCGGATCCGGAACTGGGGAGCATTCGGCGTCTCGCTCTCCGGAAATGGTCCGGCGATCATGCGCATGGCCAGCGTGCTCGACAACGTGTTCTACGACGACAGCTCGACGCCTACGATGCTCATCGCGATGTCGCTCCCGGTCGCCCGAGATCTCCGAGTCGGAGGTAACACGCTGCTCGGTGGCTGCCTCGAAGAGCAGAACCTTCCGTTCGCTGGCGCCACCCTTACCAATCTGCCGGTAAACCGCTGGACGACGGTGTAGATATGGACGACGGCAAGCTCGTGTCTGCGCTGGGAAGCGCCCTGGGGACGGGCACCGGGCTCGCTGTCACCATGCTCATCCTATGGCGCGTCATTTCGCGGATCGCCGAGCGATGGATCGCCGCACTCGATCGCATCGCCGCCTCGGTCGACGGAGTAAAAGAAGCGGTGATCCGCCTCGACGCCAAGGTAGACGCCGCGCTCGAGTGGCGCGAGCGAACGCCGGTAGAAGACCTTCACATCCCACAACGCAGGGATCCGATTTCGGAACGGCGCAGACTTCGCACGGTGCCCTCTGGGCACAGATCTTCAAAACCAGGAGCAACCGATGAATGAAACGAAACCAGGCTGGCAAACTACGGAATTCTGGCTCGCTCTCGCGGCCAAGTTACTCGGCACCCTCCTCGCCACCGGAGTGATCGGCGATGGGACCGTGGCCATGCGCATTGCGGGCGTCGCGTCGGCGGTGCTAACATCGCTCGGGTACAGCGTGAGCCGCGCGATCGTGAAGGCGGCCGGCATCCTGCTCCTCATCGGCCTGGTCGGCACCACGCAGATGGGATGCGCGGCTGCCAAGGCGCTCCCCGGCGCCGCCGAACAAGCCATCGTCGACTGCGCCACGACCGATGGGCCCAAGCTTCTCCAGCTGGCGTTGAGCTTTGCCTCCCAGCTCGTCGCCGCGAGTTCGGATTGGACCGGTCTGGAGGCCCAAGCGGAAGCGGAAGGAACCGCGGTCGGAGAATGCGCGTTCGTCGAGGTCTGGAACAAGCTCCATCCGACCCCGCCGACCGGACCGGCCCCGGCTGTCGTTGCACGGACCTCACCGGCCTCACTTGACAAGCTGCGGACGCATGCCGGCGGGGTCCGCTGGCGGCTGTCCGACGGCACAATCAGGTAGGATTGCCATCCCTAGGCGAACGTGATACGGCTCCGGCCGTGTCATGGGTAGCGCCGATCGCATCGAGAGCTTGCTCCGCCGTCATCACGATGGTTGGGTTCGGCTCGCCCCATGCGGCCCACCATTTCCGTTGAGCCGGCGTGAGCTCGCCGTGGTCCCCCTTACTGCGCCGGTGGGGAGCCACGCTCACGCTCCTGGAGTCCTTGACCTCCAGGAGCGTGAGCACGCCGCGGTACTGGACGATTAGGTCTGGGGTTCCTGCCCCGTCCAGTTGCGCGACCGTCGCGCCGACCGCGCGCAGGGCGATGATGATGCCGCGCTCATTCGCATCTCGCTTGCGCGCGAAACCCCTCATCCCTGCGCCTCCCGCTCAATTCGAGTGATCTCCGCCAGCTCCTCCGAGGTCGGGGCATCCAGTCCGCCAGACTGGGCGCGCATCGAAGCGGCGGCGCCGGCCTGGACCTCCGAACGGCTGGCCTCGCCATCTGTCACGATGTCGAGCACGGACTGGTCGCTCTTGCCCTCTTCGTGGGCGCGCTCTACAGCCAACCCCACGTAGTAGTCGTGCCCCAGCGGCAGGCGCTTTGCGATGCGGCGGATGGGGGCCTTGCGGAACATCTGATCTTCCCATCCCCTCCACGCATCGCTCTCTCCGCGCTGGGTGGCGACCTTTTTCACGGACTCGAGGTCCTCGCGGTCCATCCACTCGACCTCTCGGTGACCTGACGCGAAGGTCGCCACCGCGTACGCGCCGATAATTTCCCCCCGCTGCCCGCGCAGCAGCGGACGGTGCACTGGCGGTCCGCCGCTGGCAAGGTCGAGCTCGAACGTGTCGTGCTCGAGCACCACGTTGGCGGTCAGGCCTACCACGTCGCGCGACCGACGCGCCTGCTTGACGATCCCCCTCCATCCGATCATGAACTGTGCCTTGCGCCCATACGGGACTAGGAACGCCTCGCCCTTGAGGGCGCCAGGCTCTAATCCGGTTACCGCGCACGCGAGGAGCGCCATGTAGATGCTCTCGCGTGAGCACTCACGGAGCTTTTCGCCGGCTCGGGTCGGCGAGCTCATGTCGAGCATGGCGAACCGAATCAGCGCGCGCGGATCGACGCCGCTAGTGATCCATCGTTCGAGTTGTGGCGTCTTCGCATCGAGATACCGCTGGGTCTCTCCCAGCTGCTGACGCATCACCGCCTGGGGGTCGTTGGCGGCCTGTTCGATCATACGCTTGTCGGACTTGGTGTAGTCGATTTTGCTCATGGCGCATCCTTCCCCAGGATACTCTCCAGTCTCGCAATAAGTTGCTCAAGTCGAGAGATGAGATCCGATTGGGATGGAGGCGCAACCCGCTCGCCCTTCAGCCGTCGCTTCATCAGCTCGCGCTCTCGAGCGACCCTTTCGCTGTTGTTGTATGCGCGGAGTTCCTCGAGCCTCACCGCGCGGTGCCGACCCACGATGCGGGCGCTCTTGATATGGCCCGCGCGGATCCATGCGCGCACGGTTGTCTCGTGACATCCGCAGGCCTTGGCCGCATCTGCTATCGCCATCCATCCATTCTCGAGGACATCGTCCTTGTCCTTGTTCATTCGTCATCTCCTGTGAACCCGCGCGGTACGCGGATTGCCCAAGTTGTAGATTCGCGCTTGAACTTCGACCGGTCGGCGGCGGATGGGACCAACGACTCGAGCGACTCAGCATACCCCCGCCAGTCCATGCCTCCGCCAGCTCGGTACGCGCCGAATCGGCCGAGTACGGAGTCCTCTACGACCTGTGCCCCGGCCGCAGACATCCGCAGTAACAAATCGTTGTTGAGCGCGTCGACGCGTCTGATCGCCGCTGATCGCGCGATGCGAGCCGTGCGCATGTCGTTCAGGAGTTCGGCAAGTTCCCGGTCCGACTGGATCGTCAGTTTCGTCGCCCGCATTTTCTCGCTCACGTGCAGACGCCATGCGTCAGTGTGGTCGATGGTCGGCTCGGTTCCGCTCCGGACCAAGTCCCAGAATGCGCGTAGATCGGTGACGATTCGATCCTCGATCGCAAGGTCTCTCTCGACGCGGAACGGGCCCCTGAGCCGGTTGCCGCCAACCAGGGCGACCACATCGCACCACGGCAGGCTCATCACCGCCATCTCAACGCGGACCTGCACCTCGTAGCGGGCAGGCGGGCCGTACTGCCATTCCCAATCGAGGTGCGCATCCGCGGTCTTGCACTGCAAGAGGCCTTGACGATCCTCCGGATGTCCCTGCAAGGTCTCGTCGTCATGCGCCCCGGGATCACGAGAACGACCGTGATCGAACACGATTCCGTCGGGGGTGCAGCGGAGCCAGCCGTCTTTCACGGTCGACTTGGTCGGGACCTCGACCACGGACTTGGTCATGAGCGCGTACTTGCCACGCACGATAGGCTCGTGCAGCTGGCCCCACTCGGCGGCTTCGCTCACATGCTCCGGAAGTGAATCCTCGACCTCGAGGCCGCGGTGACGGCGCCAGATCGCGATCGGCGGGTTGTACTTGTCTAGCCCGAGCACACCGGCCGCCTCCGAAGCCCCGAGGAACTGCTTCGCTCGCTCCTGGTCTACCTGGATGACGGCGATCACGCGACGATCCTGGATGCGTCCAGCGCCGACGGCTGCGATTGGAACTCCACGCCGAACGCCTCCAGCTCGAGCACGACAACCTGGGCCGCGTCGTTGGCGTGTGCCGTGATGATGGATGCGACGCTCTCGCCGGGCTGCATATTTTCGAGTTTGCTAGCGAGCAGGCACATCGAATGCTCGATGGCGTGCGCGACCGTGACTGATTTCGGTTTATCTTGCATGTCGCCATCGTGCCACCAGACTTGACGCGTGTCAATACACGTCGCATCATGCCCGAATGGAAACCAAAGAGCAGCATCTCCAAGCGCACGATGACTCCAGCATCGAGCTCGATGACCAGGGGTGGATGACCGGCCGGGATGTGAGCACGGTGCTGAGCGACCAGAGCCAAGCTCTCTGGCCAGGCGAGACGCACATCCTCGGCATCGTCTGGCACTACACCGATACCCGCAGCGTCGGAGCCCTGCGGCTGGCCCAGCGGATCGCCCACAGCGGCGTCGCCCGGGCCGCAAGCTGGCACGTCTGCATCGACCGCGCTGGGCAGACCGTGCAGAGCGTCAGCATGTTGCGTGGGAGCTGGCATGCCGGCGGCGCCACGGCGGCCCGGTTCGCGGTCGCCGGCATGGAACGCGGGCATCGCATGTGGTCGATGAGCTCGCCAACCAACCGAGGGCAACCGGGGGCCAACTCGTTGTTCACTGGCATCGAGCTCGAGAACGTCGGCGAGCTCCGACGGGTCGACAAGGAGTGGCTCGGCTGGCCGTTCAGGCGGGGGCTTCCGGTCGGCGAACCAATCATCGTCCCCGAGGACGAAGTCCACATCGAAGGCAACGGACGGGGCCACCATCTGTTCACCGTGGCGCAGCATCAAGCGGCCCAGCGCGTCACCTCGGCGCTGGTCAACAAGTACGACCTGATCTGGGACAATTGCGCGTTCTCTCACGCGCAGATCGACCCCCAGAACCGGACCGACCCGGGACCGGTCTGGATGGGCATTCACTTGCCGGAGATCTTGTTTGCGGTATTCGGCAGCAAGTAGACGGAGACACGGCTCCCGCTGACCTCGCAGCGCAGCACGCTCTGTGCGACGTGGTTGACCTCGGCCTGCCAGAGCTCCTCCTGCTCAAGGAGAAGCGCCGGTTCCTGGACCTCAGCCCACGCACGGAGTGCCGCAGGCGCGGCCCGGCAGTCGCGCTCCCACAAAATCAGGTCGCAGCGACAATCGCGCGCCGCGTCGAGTAGCGCAACAACGCGAGATGACTCAGCCAACTCGCTCACTCGCGGACCTCCCATCCCAGCATCATCCCACGGGAGATCCACTCGACGTAGCGCTCATCCCCATGGGCCGCGCACGTCACGATTTCGGCGCTGGTCGAGCCGGAGATCGCGTCATCGCACAGCGACTCCATCTCGGAGTCCCCGAGCTCCGCTGCCCGGGCCGCGATGTGCTCGATCTGCGCGAGGTCCAACACCCCGATGTCGACCTCGCGACGGAGGTCCTCGTTGAATTCCTTCATGCCGTCATCCTACCAGTCGTCGAACTAGTGTCAATACAGATTCGTGTATTGACAAACCTACCCGTTCGACTCATGATGCTCTCATGTCGAACACGAACTACACGCCACCAATCTCCTACCGTCAGGGCGATGTTTTCCTGACCCTCGTCGACGCGGTGCCCGCGGACGCCAAGCCAGTGAAGGCGCGCGGCGCGCGCGGACTCGTGCTGCAGGAGGGCGAGGTCACCGGCCATGCTCACCGCATCCCGTCGCGCCGAGCGTCCCTCATGAGGACCGAGGAGGACGCGCGATACATGCGGGGGACGGCTCCCGTGGCACTGCGCCACGAGGAGCACAAGACCATGTGCGAGATCTGCCCGCGCATCCCAGGGGTCGTCGCGACGCACGTTCAGGGGGAGGGCCACGAGCTGTCATACTTCTGCGACGCTCATCGAGTTCCCCGGGCGCGCAAGCTGGGGGAGCCAGGAGAGCTCGTGATCCCGGCCGGCAACTACCTGGTCACGATTCACGCCGAGTACTCTCCTGGTGAGCTGCCTCGTCAGGTCGCTGACTAGTCGTCTAGTCGTTTGGAGTGACACGTCCAAAACAGTGTCAAGGCACCGAAGCATTAGGGTAATGCTCCTACAATCGACCCCCCCGTGGGGGGTGACAAGAACAAGGGTAATGCGGGTTCGATTCCCGCTCGGTGCGCGGAGGATATTTCATGGCACATAAGCTATATTCGTTCGACGATCACCCCGAGCACAAGACGCGGCTCGGAGAGGTCCGTGACCAGTGGATCGCAAACGCGCTCAATTGTGATCCGATGAGCGCCGAGGACAAGGTCGAGGCGGCGGCGGCGGCGGCGGACCTGTACCGCGCCGCTAATCTCACGCCACCATTACGCGTTGCGTTCGTTTCGAGTCCGCTCGTCGGAGCTGTGGCTAGCTCGGTCGCGAGCGGAGCCATCTGGCTCCGAGCCAATCCAGGCCGGGCGCGCCAGTTGTTTGGGTGCGTCCCGTCGGAGTCGACCATAATGGCTTCGGTGGCGCACGCGGCCAGGATCGTTACTGAGGCGTGCATCAGATCGTATCTGGGGATCCCGAACTCTGCCGTGCCCGCCGCCACAGCCGTCGCCACGCTCGATGCGACGTTCGCCGCAACGTTCGCCGCAACGGCCGACGCCACGGACTACGCCACGCGCGACGCCACGGACGAAGCCACGCACGCAGCCACGTTCGCAGCCACGTTCGCCGCCACGTTCGCCGCCACGAGCGAAGCCACGCGCGCCGCCACGCGCGCCGCCACGCGCGAAGCCACGCGCGACGCCACGGACGATGCCACGCGCGAAGCCACGTTCGCCGCAACGGCCGACGCCACGGACGAAGCCACGCACGCAGCCACGTTCGCCGCCACGTTCGCCGCCACGCGCGCCGCCACGTTCGCCGCAACGGCCGACGCCACGGACGAAGCCACGTTCGCCGCCACGCGCGCCGCCACGCGCGCCGCCACGCACGAAGCCACGCGCGACGCCACGGACGAAGCCACGCGCGACGCCACGGACGAAGCCACGTTCGCCGCCACGGACGAAGCCACGTTCGCAGCCACGTTCGCCGCCACGAGCGACGCCACGCGCGCAGCCACGCACGCAGCCACGCACGCAGCCACGTTCGCAGCCACGTTCGCCGCCACGCGCGCCGCCACGGACGCCGCAACGGCCGACGCCACGGACGAAGCCACGTTCGAAGCCACGGACGATGCCACGCGCGAAGCCACGGACGAAGCCACGCGCGAAGCCACGGACGAAGCCACGCACGCAGCCACGGT